GAGAGACGGCGGACTATCAAGGAGATATACAACGACCTATTACAGCAGCCGGACAACCTAGAGGGGCTAGAGGATGCAGAGCTAACGCAGAGGGTACAGCAGAGCGCAGAGCAGAGAGGGCGGAGCGTGACGCTGTACGAGGCGATAGCGGTCGCTATGGCGGCCAAGGCCAAGGCCGGGGACGTCAAGGCGGCGGTCTTTGTCAGAGACTCGGCGGGGGACAAGCCCGCCGATGCGGTGGAGATTACAGCGGAGACGATGACAGAGGCGGATAGACGATTGTTGCAGCGTATACAAGACAGATTGCAAAATGACGATACAGCGACAAAATGAGCTTCACTAAATAAGTATTTAGCGAAATAGGAAGGCCGGAAAGGCGGAAAAGGGTCGGCGGGCAGGGTGAGAGACCGACCGGCAGGGGTCTATTTTTTTTTAGAGGTAGGGAGCCAGAGGGGCAAGGGGGGCAGGGAGTACCCCACCCCCCTATGAAGGGCGACCGGGGGCGAGAGGAGAGCACAGCCCAGTACGAATATGTTCGTTCCCCCAGCGCGTTTGATTTTAAATACTACCTCCCCCCCTATGATGGAACTGTTGCAAATTTTTCACAGGTTCCCCAAAACAAAAATGATATAAAGTGTATCACGGTACGGATGTCAGTGGCCTCCTACTGACTATGGGATTAGGGCTGTCCGTTTCAAGACCCAGCAGCCAAATATAAAGCGCTTTGCAGTAATGCAGGGCGCTTTTTTATTTGCAGAATAAACCCGCGAGGTGCGGGAACGGTTTGCTAAACCGATTGGCTGCCGATGGCGGCTGAGGTTCGCGTCCTCTGTTCTGCGTTAAAATCCTGCAATGGGGCAAAACCTTTCCCCGCATCTGCTGGCGGGTAAGTTCAGCAGAACCGTGCCGGGTCAAGGCTGGCGCTGCCACTCCGAATGCGGCGCTATTTTATATGCTGCATAGCCAGCCGCAAACTTGGCCTGACAAGTCAATACGGCAAGGGCGCTGCGTTCCGCAAGCTACGGCGTGGCAAAGGTGCAAGACCTATGTGCAGTACCAGACGGCAGGGTCGCAACCTGTCTGTGTGAGAGTGCGCGGTATACCTCACAAATGATGACAATGGTCGTGCAAACGGCAAGCCGCACATGCCCTTGTAGCTCAATGGCAAGAGCCTTGGAGTGCCGGTTCAAGTCCGGTCAAGGGCAAGCATTGCTCATCTGGTAGAAATGCTGGGTCGCTCCCACCGGTGAAAGCCCGGCGTAGGCAAAATACGATAAATCAACCTGAACGCTGTAAGCAAAGCGGCAAGCCGATACGGAGCGCGGCGCGATGGCAAGACGCAACGGGACTGTGAGAGCCTGAAAACTTTTGCCCGCACAGTGAAGTGCGAAACAAAACTTCAACCGCGGATAGGGGCGCGGGTATAAATACCGCCGAACACCGCAGGGCTGTGCGGTATACAAATGACGCCCGCCAGCCCTGTGCGGACAATACAGGGAATCAAAAAGCGTTGCGGAATTGCTACCCGCAACGGGTGAGACCGGCACAGCATAAACCGGTAGGGCGGGTATGGGGAATGTTTAAAAGCGAGGTGATAGTTTGACGCTGGAGGATGCGCGGGAATTGGAACGCGGGGTGTGCCGTAAAGACCCGGTGTATTTCTGCGAAAACTATTGCCATATTGAGGACAAGGATGCGGCAGAGTTGATACAGCCGTTCACATTGTGGGAAGGGCAGAGGAAAGCAATCCGCGTGTTTGCTGAAAACCGGCTTGTGTGCGTGCTGAAAGCGCGACAACTTGGCTTTACGTGGCTGGCACTGGTGGAAGTGGCGCGGCTTGTGGTATTGAACACAGGACGCACGGCCATAGGCTTGAGCCGGTCAGAGGACGAGGCAAAGGAGCTTGTACGCCGCCTTGCGGTTATACTGCGGTATATGCCGGAGTTTATCCGAGAAGTAGACACGCCGGGCGGCAGCCTATCTGGGTGGACAGGGCCTGTGTTCTACAAAAGCACGATGCAAGTCGTTGTTATGTGGCCGGATGGGCCGGAGAGCGTGTTCAAGGCGTTCCCATCAAGCCCGGCGGCTGGCCGTTCGTTTACAGCAGATTTGATTGTGATAGACGAATGGGCGTTCCAGCAATACGCCGATGAAATCTGGCAGGCAGCGTACCCGGTTATCAACCGACCGTTCGGCGGGCGGGTTATCGGGCTGTCTACTATCAAGCTGGGCACGCTGTTTGAGGAAATCTACACAAACCCGGGAAACGGATTTACCAAGCTGTTTTTGCCGTGGAGCACAGACCCGCGCAGAACGGAGAAATGGTACGCCCAGACGGTTGCTGCGCTTGGCGAGGATAAGACGATGCAGGAATACCCTGCAACGGAGGAAGAGGCCCTGAGCGCCCCGGGCGGGCGTTTTTTCAGCGAGCTGGATAAATACAAGCACCTTGTTGACAAGCCGCCCACAGGCACGCTGCGGCGGTATGTGGCGCTTGACTATGGACTTGATATGCTGGCCGCCATCTGGATTGCGGTGGACGAAAACAACAACGCCACCGTATACAGGGTGGACGGCGGGCCGAACAAGACCATTGGCGAGGCCGCAGACCTGATATTGAGGGACAGCGAGGGCGAGGAGATAGATATGTACCTTGCCCCGCCCGATTTGTGGAACCGCAGCCAGGAAAGCGGAAAGAGCCGCGCACAGCTGTTCAGTGAAGCACATCTGCCGCTTGTGCAGTCGAGCCGGGATTTCCCGGCAGGATGCGCAGCTATGAAGCAGTGGCTGAGCGTGAACGAGAAAACCGGCAAGGGGTGGCTGACATTCTATAAGCCGGGCGAGCTGTGGACGTGTTTGACCAAAATCCAGAAGGATGACAAAAACGCGGATGTGTACGCCAAAAATCCGCACGGATTGACGCATTTCCCGGATGCTTTGCGGTATTTCTGCGTATGGTGGACGGCCCCGGCCAAGAAACCGAAAAACATCATACGGCGGGACTGGAAACCGGATATGTATGAGGACTACAAGAACGCGAACGCGGAAGAACGCAAGATGCTGATTGAAAGGTGGGGACACCCAAAATGAGATGCCAGACGTGCGGTGTGGAGTGCCGAACGGATTCCGAAAGGGAAACACTTCGGTTTATTTGCAGAAACAAGAAATGCCCGGATTATGGGCACGTGATGGGGGAAAAGGCCGGGAGCCAACCGACCGTAAGAACCAATTACCCGCAGGGCGAGGAAGGCCCAACAACCAAGTGAAAAGCGCTTATCCCATATGGGGTAGGCGCTTTTTTTATACCAATTTTCAGCCGGTGGGCGTTGTACACGGAGGAACCAATGGAAGAACTTGAAAATGGCGTGACCGAGAGCGTAGCCGACTCTGAAACCGAAACCCAGGAGACCGAAGTTCAGCAGGATGCAGCAGAAGAAACTGCAGCGCAGGAAGAAACCGCGCAGCAGGATGCCGAAAGCGTCCCTAATTCTGTGTGGGCCGCCGCACGCAAGCGCAGCGAGCGAGAGGCACAGGAACGCTTTGACAGAGAGCGTGCACAGATTGACAAGACCTTTGAACAGCGGTTTGCGGGGTACAAGAACCCGAAAACAGGGGCCGCCATCACATCCATGCAGGATTACTTTGACGCACTGGATGCGCAGAACGAGCTTGACCGGCAGCGCGACATTGAGCGCGTTACGGCAAACCAGACGGCAGAGCAGGCGCAGGCAATCCGGCGATTGATTGAGAACGACCCCGAAAAAGCACGCTTGAAAGCGGACGTGGAGCAGATGCGGCAGGAAGCCGCGCAGCAGCGGGCGCAGGATGCATTCAACGCGGATTTTGCGGCTTTGCAGCGGTTGGAGCCGAGCATCAAGACCATGCAGGATTTGACAAGCCAACCCTGTTTTGAACAGGTTGTATCGCTTGTGAAAAACAATGGCCTTGACCTTGTGACGGCTTACAAGGCTGCCAACTACCAGAACGCGGCGCAGAGCAGCGCGGCTGCCGGAAAACAGGCGGCTATCAATGCTGCACGCGGAAAGAGCCATCTTGCACCGCATGACGGCGCATCCACGCCGGGGAACCGCCGGGTGATGAGCGACAGTATGTTGCGACGAGCCCGCGATGCGTTCCCCGACAAGAGCGATGCAGAGCTTGAAAAACTGTACAACGAGATTTGAAAGGAGCCTAGACAATGGCTGTTATTTTCAGCAAGGCAAGCGGCCTTGCCAATGATTTCTGGAATGAGTGGGCAGACTTGCTCACCATGAAGATGAAGGACACCGACAACGAGAAGAACAACGATGACGAGCTGGTCAACACGCTGTTCAATGTGAAGAAGTCCAAGCGTTTCGGCGAGAAGATTGCCGGTATGTCCACCTTCTCGAACTTTGAGCTTGTGGACGAGGGTGCAAGCTCCCCGCTGGACGATTTCGGCGAGATTGAGCCGAAGCTGATTCAGCACAGCGAGTTCAAGAAGGCTTTCCGCATCACCAAGACGATGATTGAGGACAACCAGTTCGATATGGCTGCCGCCCGCGCTGCCGCCTATGTGCGTGCCTACAAGCGCAGCCGTGCAGAGTTTGCCAGCAAGGCGCTGACCAGTGCTGCTGCAACGTTTACCTACGGCAAGAAAACCGGGCTGGATTCTACCACTGCTGACGGCAAGGCTCTGTTTGCAAAAGACCACGCCGGCAAGACCGGCGTTGCCGCACAGTCGAATGTGTTCACAAACGCTTTTGGTGATGATGATGCCATGCTGAACCGCCTTGCCAACATTGGTTTCAACTTCAAGAACGCATCCGGCAACGGCATGGGCTATGTGTTCGACACACTGATTGTGCCCTCCAACTGCTACCGCCTGATCACGCTGGGCAAGAAGATTATCAACTCTGACCAGCAGGTGGGCAGCAACTACAACGATGTGAACGTCAACAAGGGTATGTGGAAGCTGGTGGTTGACCACCATTGGCAGGCCGATGACGAAACGGAGCCCTATATCCTGATGTCCAGCCAGGCCAACAAGGATTTGCTGGGCAATGTGTTCTATGACCGCACCGCCATGGAGACCTTCCAGAACGTGGACACCTTGACGCAGGACCTTATCACTTCCTGCCGTGGCCGTTTCAGCTGCGGCTTTGGCGATTGGCGCCACGTCATTCTGGGCGGCGCTACCGCCGGTACAACCCTGACCTGATGTGGTGAAACAATGGTTCCGAAGGGATTGAAGGTCGGGGACACGTTTTTGGACGGAAATCTCCGCTTTGTGGTTTGCAAGGTGCTGGCAAGCGGCAACTATGAGTGCGAAGTCGTAAAGAACGTGCCCGAAAAGACGAAGGAGACAACAGTTCGGAAAAAGCGAACTGTTAAGTAATGAGAGTGCCCGCCAATTATGGCGGGCACTTTTTATCACATTTGCGGGGGCATGACCCCACAGGAGTGACGATATGAAGAAAGACGATAAGCAGACAAAAGACCTTGAAAAGTGGCAGGGGCGGTTGGCTACCGCAAAATCCCAGTACAGCAGCGAGCTGAACAAAATGCGCCAGCGCGAGAATATGTACTACGGCAGCCACGAAATTATCGGCGCAAAAAAGAACGCTACCACCGGGCGCAATATCACCTATGAGCTGATAGAAAGCCAGGTGGATTCCAGTATTCCGCAGCCGAAGGTGACGGCGATTCACGCGGAGGACGAGGAAAAGGCACGCAGGATTGAGAATCTTTTGCGCAACGAAATCCGCCGGATTCACATTACCGAGCTGAACGACCGCAGTGAGCGCACGGTTCCTGTGCAGGGCGCTGACTTTTTCCACGTGGAGTGGAATCCGCTGGCTGGCTACCATTGCACGTTGGGGGACGTAGAGATTGATTTGCGCCACCCGCGACAGGTAATACCGCAGCCCGGCATTTATGCACTGGAACAGATGGACTATGTTTTTGTGCTTATCAGCAAGAGCAAGGAATCCATTGAGGAAAAGTACGGCATTACGCTGGACACAGACACGGAGGATGCGCCGGAGGTGCGCGGCGGCGATGATATGACCCACACCGGCGTTGTGACGCAGAACGTTGTGTACTACAAGCACGATAAGGGCACAGTGGGTATGTTCAGCTGGGTAGGCAATCAGGTTTTGGAAGATTACCCGGACTACTACGCCAGAACCGCAGAAGTCTGCACGAAATGCGGCCGCAAGCGGATGGGTGACGTTTGTGTGTGCGGAAACAAGAAATTCAAGGAGCAGGCTGTGCAGACGCTGACCCTGACGGAGGATGTGACGCTTGATGACGGCACCGTGATTCCAGCCATGACGCAGGGCGAGGACGAGCCTGTACTGAACCCTGACGGCAGCGCACAGCGCGATGTGAACACCGGCGAAGTGATTATGATGCCGACAATGCACGCAACGGAGCTACCCACCTACAAGCCGCGTGGATTCCCGATTGTGGAGAGAGTCAACATTGCGCGGAGCGGGTGTTTTTTGGGCATATCGGATGTAGATATTATCTCCGACCAGCAGCAGGCTATCAACAAATACGCCACCAAGATTCAGGAAAAATTGATGAAGGGCGGCAGCTTTGTGACCCTGCCGGATGGACTGGACGTTGACAAGAGCGATGACGAGCTTAAAATTATCCGCATCCAGAACCCGAGCCAGGCACAACAAATCAGCGTTATCAATGTGCAGCCAAATGTAAACAACGATATTACGATGATGGGGCTGCACTACGATTATGCCAAGTCCACCGTTGGCATTACCGATGCTTTTCAGGGCAAGTATGACGCATCGGCTGTTTCCGGCAGCGCGAAGCAATTCAGCGCGAACCAGTCTGCAGGGCGTATGCAGTCCAAGCGCGAGATGAAGAACCAGGCGTATGCAAGGCTGTACCGCCTGATTTTTGAGTATCTGTTGGCGTATGCGGATGAGCCGTACCCGATGACAGAGACCGATACGGACGGCGAGCAGCAGTTCGGGCATTTTGACCGCATGGAGTTTTTGAAGCAGGACGCGGCAGGGGAGCTGTACTGGGATGATGAGTTCATCTTTGAGGTTGACCCGGCGAGCAACCTTGCCAGCAACCGCGAACGGCTGTGGGATATGGCAAAAGTAGATTATCAGGCGGGCGCTTTTGGCCCTATCAATGACATGGAAAGCCAGCGCACCTACTGGACATGGATGAAGAACACAAATTACCCGTATTCAGCAACCGTGTTGGCAGATATCAGCAAGCGGTTGGAAATGCAGCAGCAAACGGAACAGCAGATGATGCAGATGTGACATGGGGGGGTGACACAGAGTGACATGGTATGATGTGAAGCTGGCCGCCTTGCAGAAAATGTTTGCGACTGACGGAACGGATATTTCCAACCCGGACGAAGCGACCAAAGAATATTTGAACGCTATGCCGCAGGCTGCAAACGAAGCTGTAGAAATGCTGTGCACCGCTGGTAGGTATCTGCGCAAGAGCTACACCGTTGACAAGGACAAGGGCGAAAAGCTGACGGTGAATCTTGCCTATGAAGTGCCGGACTACTGGCGCATTGGCAGTATGGAGGTTTACAAGCTGGTGGATGATACCCCGGAGCCGGTAGAAGGGGTAGTGCTGTACGGCGGGAAATACCTTGTGTTCCCGGAAGAATATGAAGGCGAATTTGAGTTTTTCTATGACGCGAAGCCTGCAACCTTTACGCTGAACACGCCCGACAGCAAAAAGATAGATTTGCCGGACGAGGCCGTTGTTCTGCTGCCGCTGTATATTGCAAGCCAGCTGTACAAGGATGACGATAACGCCATTGCCACAATGTACCGCAATGAATTTGAAACGGCTTTTGAACGGCTGGTCAATCCCAGAACCGTGACGAAGGAGAGCTTCAGCAACAATACAGGGTGGTGGTAATTGTGGCAAGATTTTCAATTCCAACACAGGCAGCACGCAGCAAGCTGACGATTGACAGACTGCTTGGCATTGACTATACAAGCAACACGGCCAACGTAAATGTACGCCAGAGCCCGAACGCAAAAAATATGATACGCAGCGAACCCGGCAAGGTGCGCAAGCGGATGGGGTATGAGCGATTGTGCACATTCCCCGCACGAATTAACGGATGCCACCTTCTGAAAGGGAAAACGCTGGTACACGCAGGGACGGCGCTGTACCTGATGCCGGAAGCCGGGAACGAGCCGGGGGCGGCCCTGTACAGCGGTATGGCAGATGCCAGAAGCAAAAGCTGGCAGATGGAAGATAAGCTGTTTATTGCAGACGGAAAATGCCTGCTGGTATATGACGGCGAGAGCGTGAAAAAAGCCAGTGATGATGCCAAAATTCCGACCTTGACCATTGCCAAACCGCCGAAGGGCGGCGGGACCGAGTATGAAGCGCTGAATTTGCTGCAACCGAAATTCAAAGAGCTGTTTGCGGCGGACGGAACCAGCACAGAATATCATTTGAGCTTCAGCGGATTGGACAGCGCGGATGTTCGGGTGCGAAAGCTGAACAGCAACGGAAACTGGATAGATGTTACCAGCGGGTACAGCTGCAATGCAGGAACAGGCGTTGTCACGTTCAACACGGCCCCCGAAAAAAGCCCGGTTACCGGTGAGGATAACATTGAGATTACAGCAAGCCGCACGGTGACAGGGTATGCCGACAGAATCAACAAATGCACGATTGGCATACTGTTTGGCGTAAACGGTGCGGCTGACAGACTGTTCCTTAGCGGAAACCCGGATTATCCCAATCAGGACTGGTACAGCGGCCAGTATGATTTGGCATACTGGCCTGATACAGGGTACAGCAAACTTGGCAGCGAAAAAAGCGCGGTGATGGGCTACAGCATTATTGAGAACCGCATTGCGGCGCACAAGGACGAAAACGAGACCGACAGAAACGTGGTAATCCGGCAGGGCAACTTAGTGGACAATGAGCCGGCTTTTCCGATTACAAATACCATACAGGGGCCCGGAGCGATTGCAAAATACAGCTTTGCCTACTGCGCAAACGAGCCGTTTTTCCTGACGAATCTTGGCGTGTATGCCATTACGCCGAGCGACATTGTGGGCGAGCGTTTCAGCCAGAACAGAAGCTACTATATGAATGGAAAGCTGCTGGAGGAGCTGAACAAGGAAAATGCATATGCCTGCGTATACAAGGATATGTACTGGCTGTGCCTGAACGGCGTTGCGTATATTCTGGACGGACAGCAGAATCTTGGGACAAATTCTGGAGACCCATATTCCACAAGACAGTATGCGTGCTTTTACGAGACAAATATTCCGGCACGTATCATGTGGGTGCAGGAAACTGACCTGTATTTTGGTTCTGACGATGGCAAGGTGTATCGGTTTTACAGCAGACCGGAAGATGTGCGGAGCTATAACGATGACGGTGCAGCGATTGACGCTGTCTGGGAAACGCCGGATTTAGCCGGTGATTTGTTTTATAAGAACAAAAGTTTCCGCTATCTTGCCTTGCAGATGGCGCCGAGTGCGTTTACAAGCATAATGGTGTATGCGATGAAGCGCGGCATCTGGAGCCAGATTTGGCGGGATGAGATCCATGCGCGTTACTTCAGCTACCACCAGCTGTGTTATTCCCGGTTCACGTACTCCAATGACCAGACAGCGCGGACATTGCACAACAAAATACGCATAAAACGTGTGGACAAGGCAAGGTTCCGTTTTGCAAACAATGTGCTGAATGAGCCGTTTGGCCTGATGCAGATTGCAGTTGAATTTGTAGAAAATGGCAATTTTAAGGGGTGATGAAATGGCGTTCAAGAAAATTTCCGATGCAGACTTGAAGGGAAAAGGCAATATCGGCAGGCCGGATACACCGGGTGTTACAACGGCAGAAATGCAGCGGATTTTGGACGAGCTGCCGAGAGAGGTTATAATTCCGGCTTTTAATATTTTGGTAGATTGTCTGAACGGTTCCAGCGTTGCCGGTGACTTTGGTGCACAGGTTCCCGCCACACTTCCGGATGGCACACGGGGCACGGTGCAGGATATTTTAAACGCGTTGGCTAAACAGACGGATGACCACAAGCGTGACAAAGACAACCCGCACGAGGTCACCGCTGAACAGGTTGGAGCGTATACGAAGGAAGAGACAAAAAATGCAATAACCGATGCGGTAAGCAACGCCGTTGCCGGTGAAGTTCCCGCCCTGACAGATGCGGAAGTTGCTGAAGCTCTCGGCCAGATTTAAGGGAGGACGCGGTATGAGTACGATTACTGTACAGCTAAACGGCTACCGCGTAAAGCCGGGAGACATTAAGCTTGGTACGTATGACAGCTATGGGCTGGAAACGTTGCAACTTGTGCCTGATGAACTATGGGAAAAGCTGGCGATTGTGGCAACCTTCAACGCGCCCAGTGGCAGCCATACGAGGGTAAAGGCTGACGCAGACCTTTGCGTAAAAGTTCCGCCGGAAGCGATAGAGGACGAGAGCGGAGACGGAACCATTGTGTTTGTGGGCACTGCTGACGGCAAGCGGCGAATCAGCCAAAACCTGACTTACACGGTGTTTGACCACGATACAGCAGACGGTGATGATTCGGCTGCCCCCCCAACCCCTGACCTTGTGCAGCAGATTCTTGCCGCTGCCAACACTGCCGAAAAAACTGCCAACAGCGTGCGGGAGGATGCGGACGCGGGGAAGTTCAAGGGCGAGCAGGGCCCGCCCGGGCCGAAGGGCGATACGCCGGACATTCTGAACAATATGGACATTCAAGAAATCTTGAATATGCTTGACTGAAAAGGAGAAAAACAATGGCTGTTGATATGACCAAGCTGACTGACGGCAATGGTTTGCTGTATGCCCTGAAGGGCCTGAAGGCGCAGATTGTTACGCTGCTGGGCAACAAGGTGGACAAGGTGAGCGGCAAGGGGCTGTCCACCAACGATTACACCACCGCCGACAAGAAAAAGCTGGACGGCATTGCCAGCGGTGCAAACAACTATACGCTGCCCACTGCTGGCAGCACGCTGGGCGGTGTAAAGACCACCAGCACCGTGACAAGCGCCAGCGGATACACTCCCGCGCCCATTATCGACGGAGTGCCGTATTACAAGGACACAAACACCACCTACAACCCCGCCAACCAGAGTGCCAACGGCTTGATGACTGCCGCCGACAAGAAAAAACTGGACGCTTTCGGCGCGGCATCCACCTACGCCACAACCGCTTATGTCGGGCAGCAGATTTCCGCCGCGGGGCATATCAGCAAGAAGATTGTGACCGTCCTGCCTGAACCAAGCGCTGCCAAAGACAATGTGATTTATATGATAAAAAAGACCAGCGGCAGCGGCAGCAACCTGTACGATGAGTATATGCTGATTGATGGGAGACTGGAAATTGTGGGCGACAGCGCAACCAAAATCGACACGCTGAGCAATGCCGATGTGGAGGAAATTCTAGGCCAGATTTGAGGGAGGCTGAACGATGGCTTATGTGAGCAAAGACAACCTGACGGCCTTTGCCAAGGGGTTGCGCAAGAAGCTGTATAACACGGTAAGCACAACCCTTGCGGTGGATGGCTGGACGGCGGAAAGCGGCGGCTACACCCAGACGAAAACGATTCTCAAGACCACCGCCAGCGGGGTGTGGAATGTCAAGAACATCCTGCCGCCGCTGACTACCAAGACCGGGGTGGAGGCTACCGACAAGGAAAAGCGCAAGGCGTTGTACCTGATTGCAAACGGTACAGTGAGTATTACGGTGGAATCCACAAAGATAACTGTCACGGTGACAACGGCTGCAAAGCCCACCTGTGACGTAGATGTGATTTGGTATATGGAGGCGTGATATGAAAATCTATGATGAGACCCTGACCACCGAGCTTGAAAGCCCAGATTTGACGTTGGGGCGTCTTGAGTCTGCACGGCGACTGGTAGCGCATCATAACGCGGTGGAACGGCAGTACCATTATGAAGTCATGGAGGGCACCGTAACGGATGAGTGCCCGGAAGGTCTGCGCCGCGAGGTCGAGGACGTGGCCGCTGCTGCTGCGTGGGATGAGTACGAGGACGTGCAGCGGTACGTGATCTACACCGATACAGAACTTGCGGAGATGGCCGCCAAAGCGCAGGCTGAAAAAGCTGCTGCAGATGCCGCCGCCAAAGCTGCTGAGCAAGCCGCCAAAGAGGCAGAAGACCGCCGCGATGCCTCCGAAAAACTGAACGCGCAGGTGACCTATACCGCAATGATGACCGACACGATGCTGCCGGAGGAGGGCTGAGATGTACGAAAAAATTAAACTTTGGCACAAAAAAGGCTGGTGGACAGCGGCAATGGTCGCTCAAGCTGTCGCCAAAGGGCTGATTACCGAAGCGCAGTACAAAGCCATTGTGGAGGGGGCTAAGCATGAGTAATTATATGCACCCCACACCCCTGACAGATGCCACGCTGACGCAGGAAAATGTGCCAGCAGATGCCAAGGCGACAGGTGTCGCCATTAGCAAAAAAGCAAACAGCACCGATGTAGAAAACGCACTCAACCAAAAACAGACGATGCTCCTGGAAACTAGTTTCACCGCTAACACGGATTCAAACGGCAATATATACACTGGCTGGCCTACCGAACAGTATGTCATTGTTTCGGCTTTTGCACAAAATCTGATAGCGCAGTCGTTCATAACCAGCGAATATAATTACGCCATTCATATATCGGATTATCAAAATCAAAACATCGGCACACGAATTAATGTGACCGTATGGGTACGGTATTATAAGAGATGATAATTTAAGGAGAATATTATGAAAATTTTCGGAATTGATGCAAGCAAATACCATGAAACCATCGACTGGGCAAAGGCCAAGGGCGGCGTATTGCTTAACCCATACGTAATAGGGAGATGAAATTATGTTCGGAAAAATCAAAAATTGGTATCCGCGACTGTGGAACAAAGTAATGGTTAGAAACGCCGTGAAGAAGGGCGTACTGACGCCGGAACAGTTTGCGGAGATTACCGGCAAAGACTACTAACCAATCGAAAGGACGTGATACCTATGTTATTTACAGGGCGCAATCTTGTGAAGTATGACTACAGCCGCTACGGCTACACGCGCGGCGGCGGCAAAACGTGGCACGGCGGCCTTGATATTGGCGGGCTGGATGATGCCAAAATCCGTATGCCGGGCTATAACGGCAAGAGCATTTCCGGCACGGTGGTGACGGCCCGCATCGTGACCGACAAGAGAAACAAGACGTGGGAGTGGGGCTGGTATGTCTGCGTCAAGCTGGACGCCAACCAGACGCCGGATGCCGTCAACTACCTGTATTTCTGCCATTGTAGCAAGCTGCTTGTCAAGGTCGGCCAGAAGGTCAAGACCGGTGACGTGCTGGCGATTGTAGGCCAGACCGGCAACGCGGCAGGAACGTGGACGCACTGCCACTTAGAGGTCAGAGCCACCGCCACTGGCAAAGGTCTTGACCCGACCGCTTACGCTGGAATCCCGAACAAGGCGGGCACATACGGAGCAGCCCCCGCCCCGGCAGCCGCCAAACTGCAAACCATCACCATCGGCCCGGTATCGCAGGGGGACGCAGACGCCGTCTACACGGTCTGTAAGCAGCGCGGCTTGACCGATGCTGGACTGTACAAAAGCGAGTGGGTCTAACGCCCGGAACGGAAGTGAAGAATGACGGATTGGGATATCGTCAAGGATATTGTTGTACTTGCTGGACTGATTATGACGGTCACGACGCCGCTGTTGAAGTTGAATACCAGTATTACGCAGCTAAAAGCGCTGCTTGATAGCGTGGCCAAGCAAGTGCAGGAAAACGACAAGAGCAACAGTGCGAACCATAAACGGTTGTGGGAGCACAACACCGAGCAGGACGAAATTTTGCAAAACCACGAAATGCGCTTACACGATTTGGACGGAAAATAACTTGCCAAAATGCGATGCGCGCAAGTGTGTGTAATTATAAGCAACGATTGTGCGACAAAGTTTAAGTTGCCTACAACTTGCCGTGCGTTTTAAAACTATTTGAAATTTGAATTGAACTTGAACAGGCTGAAAAGTCGAATTCAATTTAAATTTTGGCATTTTTTATATCTTTTTTGACTTTGAAAGGAGCAAAAAATGAGTATTGACTATACCAACTACATCAAGCCGGAACTGCTGGTGCTGATTCCCGCGCTGATATTTATCGGTTACTGCTTAAAAACCAGCACTGCCGTGAAGGACAAGCTGATTCCCGCGCTGCTGGCGGCTGCTGGCGTGCTGCTGGCCGTTTTGTATGTGCTGTCAACAACTGTTATTGCCGGCCCGCAGGACGCGGCACAGGCCGTATTTACGGCGATTGTGCAAGGCTTGCTGTGCGCGGCGGGCGCTGTGTACGCCGACCAGTGCGTTAAGCAGAGCAAAAAATCTGAGTAAAAGGGGGCGGGAGTATGCCGAAACCACTTAACTTTAAGAAAAGCACCGACGTATACCAGAAGCCGGGTACAACCAGTTATACGACTTTATCCAACGCGGGAAACAGAACCACGCCCATACAGCGCCTGAACGCAAACAAGAAATTCAACCCAATGGCCAACGCCATGCAAGCGGCGCAGCACAACCGGCAGCTGGCGACAGCGGCCAATGCAAGGGCGCAGTCTTCCGTTCCGAAACAAGACCCGGGTTGGAGCGGCGGCGGTGGTACAGGCGGCAGTGCCATGCCCAGCGCACCGGCTGCAACACCGGCTGTCAGCCAGCCGCAGGACACCTATATGCAGAACTACATCAATCAGATGCAGGCTGCAATTCAGTCGGCACAGAAGCAGGCAGAGGAAGCGCAGCGCCGTGCGGAGGAGCAGATGAAGGCAGCGCAGGAGGCGCAGCGCAAAGCCCGCGAGGAGGCGTACAACCGCAGCGCAGCCCAGCAGAAAGCTGACTATGAGTATGGGCAAGGAAATCTGAACGCCGCAACGGACAGCGCCTTGCAGCAGGCATACATCAACAATATGATGCAGCGCCGCAATCTGGGGCAACTGCTTAGTGCGCAGGGGCTGAACGGCGGCGCGAGTGAGAGCACTACCGCCGGTATGCTGAACAACTACAGCAACAGCCGCAATGCTTTGGAAACGGAGCGGCAGAACCAGCTTGCCAGCTTGATGAACACCTACCAGAACAATATGGCGCAGCTGGAAAACCAGAGGGCCAGCGGTGACGCTGCCGACTTGAGCCAGTACCAGACGAACCTTAGCAACCTGACGGCGAACAACGCAAACCAGCTTGTCAGCCTGATGCAGGGATATGCAAACATAGCGGCCAATATGCCGCAGCTGAGACCGAAGTTTAATATGACCACCGGGCAGTGGGAATACAGCTACACCTAATTCGAACAACAATTTGCAAGGGGGATTTGCTGAATGGCAAAAGTCAGAAACCGTGAGGATGCGCTGTTAGACGCATATCTTGGGCGGTACAAAAGCGCACAGGCCAGCACGGTAAGCGAGGGACAGAGCAAGACAAAATCCGCCCAGCAGAAAGGCAGTGCGCTTTTGAACGCTACTGACAAGACGCTGCCTGCGCTGAAAAACACCTACAGCGACACATTGCAGAACATTGTGAGCGGGGCGAGCATGGAAAACAGCCTGAACAACGATGTTATGCAGCGGAGCATGAACCTTGCAAAAGCGAAGTTTGACGCCGCCAATGATTTGTATGAGCAGCAGAAAAAAGCCCAGGAGTACGCCGAGAAGCAGGCGGCAAAAGCGGCGGCAGCGGCGGCAAAAAGAAGCGGCAAAAAAAGTCGCGGCAGTTCCAGCAAGAGCAGCACCACCAGCGCGGCGGATGATACAGCGGCGGCGGATGCGCTGAATAAGCTGGGGATTGGCAGCGAAAACGGCAGTACAAGCACAAGCAAAGCTAACAATAAGAAACAAGTTGTCAGCGGCAAAAGCAGTGCTAAAGAACAAGCTGCCCGCAATGCCAGCGCAAGAGCAAAGTACGATGGGAGCAAGCAGGAGCAGAAAGACATACAATACCGTGCGAATGTTCGCAACCAGAAAACCAAACGGTTGCTGCAAGAAAAGATTGCTGCGGCAAATTCCGGCGCGAACAAGGGGAAGGCTGCCGGAAACAGCTATGCAGAACGGCAGAACACCACGCAAGTTGCACAGAGCCGCGCTGTAACGAGCGCTGGCAAGCAAGTTGGCAGCAGTTATGCCGCCGCCGGGCAAGCCCCCACAGAGCGAGAGAGAGCCGCTGGGCAGCAGGTGAAAAAGCAGACCGCAGACACGCTGAAAAAGCTGCAGACCGACAAGGATTATCTGGCCGAGCTGGCAAAGCCGGGACGCAAGCTGACGCAGAGTGAAATTGATGCAGTAAAGCAGTACAAGCCCGCAAGTAAAAAGGCCGACTTGTTAAAGCAGGCGCAGAACGGCGAAATCAGCTGGACGGAACAGGCAAAGGAAACGGCAGACCTTGACAATCTGCGGCAAAAAGCACTGTTGAACGGCTTTGGGCAGAGCGCCGAAGCGTTTACAGCCGGGTTTTACAACAGCTTTCCCGGAGCAAACAGCCTTGCCGATAAAGCGGCAAACGCCATTATGACGGACGCTGACAAGCAGCACGAGCTTATCCGCGGGCGGACGGCCGCTGACGCACTGAACAAAACCGCCGAGCAAGATGCACTTGCCGCCGCTGCCGGTACAATGGCCGGAAAAAGTGCACAGTACGCATACTTTAACAACCTGATGGCTGGTACCCCTTTGGCAGACACAATGGGCAAGGTGGGCAGCAAGGCGATGAGCGCGGCAAGCAAAATCCCTGTATTGGGGCGGTTTGCCACACCGGCTGCCGGGGAAGCGCTGGGGCGCATTTTAACAGACCAGACCGAAGACACAGTGCTGGATACAATACCGAGCCTTGCGAATGACCTTGCCGCTTACAATGACCAGCAGACAAGAATCCAGAACGGAGAACAGGTAGACGATGCCTTGACACCGGGGCGAATTGGCTTGAATGTGCTGGGCAATGTTGGGCAGAACTTTGCCATGAACGCACTGCCGGAAATTGGCGGTGCGGTGGTGAACGGCATCAAGAACAGCCGGACGGCAAGACAAATGCTGGCCGAGCAGGCGCAGGGCATTGAAAGTGGGCTGAATGCAGAGGATGCCAAAGGGCTTGTAGACGCATACAAGGGGATGCAAAGCGGAGACCTTACAACGCACAATGTGGATGCACTGAATGACAGCGTAACAGCCTATAACGATTGGGAAAGCTATGCGCCGACGTTGGAAAATTTGCCGACAATGGGTAATCAGGCACAGGTAGGAAATATAGATGGCTGGCAAGAAACGCCTGATATTTTCTTGCGGCGGCCTGTTGACGAGACAGCGCAGACGGCCTACAATGTGGTAAACGGAGGTGTTGGCAATGAGAACCTGGGAAGATATGTTCAAGAGCCTGTTTCCATCGGCGCTGACAGTGTGCTCGGCAACGGGGCAAAACCCGGAAACGTTCCTGATGGGCTTTATGGAACAAATGGTACAGCAGGGCAAGGTACAGCCGCGCAAGGCAATGGACGAGGAGTTGAAGGCGCTGGAGCAGCAAGTGTACCAACAGTGGCGGAGCGAGCAAGCACAATAACAGGAAAGGATATGCGCAGCCCCTACACGCGGCGCATCGCTTCTTTGTTTGAACGGCTTGGAAACGGTGAGAGCAGGGAAGCCCTTGCCGGTGAGGCAAAGGACATCGCGCTTGGAATTGTAAGCACGGATGACTTTTCTACGCCGGTAGATGAAAGTACAATCGTACTGAAAGACTACCTGAAAAACACGCCGATTAAGATTGACGAGCAGACGAAGGGTGAACTGTTGAGCTCCAGCGGTCTGAAAACCTTGCAGCAGTACAACATTCAGAACGGAACGCATTTTTCGATGAAGGACGGCGTGGATTATGACGCCGCAATCCCGGAAGTGTACGGAATGATGGGCAGCGGCAACCGCGTACCTGATGGAAATGCAGCTGATTCCCTTATGCAGCTGGTAAACCAGAGCAAGCAGAATGCGCTTGTAGACAGTGATGCTTACACTGCCTATACGGATTATGTTTCTGACAGCCTGCTGAATGGGCTGCGCCCTGATACGGAAGGATTTGCCGACTGGCTAGAGACACAGGGTTTTGACAAAAACGCAAATGAAGCCGTGCGAAATATGTACGTGCGGGAATTTGAATACGACCCCTGGGGGAATAGTTACAACCCGAACGTGCTGAACCGCGTGGACAATGCACCGACGGCAGATGTGCAGAGCGTTCCGGCGCTGGAACGGCAGACTGCACAGAGCGTGAGTGAGGCTGTGCCCACATTGGAGCAAAGACCGCTGAACGGCAGCGAAAGCGTGCCGGAGAACGCGGTTGGTGCACAGAGCACACAGTATGACCGCAGGGAAGTGCTGAATCAGGACTATGCAAACCAGAGCCGCTTTAATGATGGGCTGGACGCAGACGAGGTGCAGAGACTTGGCGCTGACCAAAATACACACACGCTGTACAGCCGCAAGGAATCCGCTGACAATGCCAGATTGAGCTTTGACACTTACCGGCAGGGCAGTGACGGCAGCATAAGTGCGGCAACCGACAATGTGCTGAAAGATTTGCGCAATCTTGACAAGTGGAACGCGGACGATTTGGCACTTGCCAAAGAAGCGCAGAACCAGCAGCGCAATTTGCTTTTGACGCTGGAAAAAGGAAGCCCCGAATACGAGGTTGAATTTGCCAAGTACAAGCAGCTTGACAGGCAGACATCGCGCGGGTTCAGCGAAGCTGGACGCGCACTGCAAGAGGGTGTGAACGCGGAACAGACCGCCGATACTGGCTTGCGGAAGTTTAACCAGCTTACACAAAAAATCACAAGCGAATATGCCGACAGCCGAAAAGGCAAGCAGCTGCGCGAAATCAGCGATGTTGTATATGACGGCAAGGTTGATGAATTTTTGACGCAGATTGCTAAAGAACAAGGCGTAGAAGAAGCTATGCTGCAAGCCGAAAAGCAGATACGCAAAGCAGCCGAGAGCAAGCATATCAAGCTAAATGACGATGAAATCAAGAAGGCGGCTGCATCTATGGTAGCTGGCGGCAATGCCGATGATATGTTTGATGCGCTGGCAAGAACACAGCTGAAAATCGGCGATTTTACGGAAGCCGACAATGACAGGATCCGAGAAATATTCACGCAAACAAGCGGGATGAAAGACAGCAAGGCACGGTATCAGCTGGAGAGCGAAGCATACGGCATTATGTCTAAGTACTTGCCAGGCAAGAGCTTTTGGGACAAATGGAACAATCTGCGCTATCTTTCTATGCTTGGCAACACGAGAACGCACGCACGGAACATTTTAGGCAATGTTTCGATGAATGCGGTTGTACGCACCAAAGACAATGTGAGCGCCGTAATGCAGCTGGCTATCCCGCAGGAAGAACGTACAAAGGCTATTGGCACAACTTTTACCAAACAGGGACGAGAACTGATTGACGGTGCGAAAAAGTACATTGATACGGACGCCTACAGCCTTTTGTATAATGATGGCAAGTACAATGTGCAAACCGGGCTTGCAAGCGCGCAGAAAACATACGGAAATTCCCCGTTCGGAAAACTTTTGCAGTGGGCAAGCGATAAGAACAGCGGCCTCTTGGAAAAAGAGGACGCATTCTTTTTGCGGGAAGCTTACGCAAACAGTATGGCAAGCTTTTTGAAAGCGCGAGGGTATGACGCAAGTGTTTTCCGCGCAGACGATGCCGCCAGCAAAGAAATTTTGCGCAAAGCAAGCGCACAAGCTTTGGAGGATGCCAAAGAGGCGACATTCCACGAGGACAACATACTTTCAACTGCGCTTAAAAATTTCAGCAAAGATACAAATAAGTCCGGCGTTGCTGGCAAACTTGCTTATGCCATTACAGAAGGTATTCTTCCGTTTAAGAAAACGCCTATCAACATTGCGAAAAATGCACTGGAATACAGCGGCGGCGGACTTGTTGAAGCTGGATACCGCGCTATTAAGGGCGAAAGCAAGGCGCGAGTGATAGACGCAGCGGCAAAGGGTATAACTGGGCTTGGTGCTATAGGGATTGGGTACGCACTTGCCAAAACAGGCATTTTGAACGGGGGCGGCAGCGGAGATGACCGTGTAGATGCGTACAACGAAATGACAGGGCGGCAGGACTACTCCGTCACATTGCCTAATGGTGCGACCTATACAATCGACTGGACAAGCCCGGCAGCAATACCCTTGATGATTGGCGCGGAGCTTTCGGAGGATAACAGTGGGCTGACAGTTGCCGGCTTTTTTGAAAAATTGAGCCGGTTTACCAATCCTATTTTGGAAACCACGATGCTGCAAGGGCTTAACGACACACTGCAAAACCTGAAATATTCCGATAATCCTATATGGGATTTAGGGGCGAATTCCGTAAGCAGCTATTTTGGGCAGAGCGTACCGACACTGTTTGGACAAATCAGCCGAACGATGGACGACACCCGCCGCAGCACCTACGGAGGCGGGCAGACCAAACCCGAGAGGGATAACAGCTACGCGCTGAACAAGATGGCAAGCAGAATCCCGGGATTGAGCCAGAGCCTGGAACCCTACGTTGACCAGTGGGGCCGCGAGGAAGCAAGCCTTGACGGCACAGATGATACGGCGGGCGGCATGTTTCTGCGCGGGCTGTACAACATGGGCAGCCCCGGTTATTACAGTGCGGAGAATGTTACCCCGGTGGACGAATATCTGCAAGGGCTGTACAGCGACACCAACAACAGCAAGGTGCTGCCAGAGAAGGCAAGCAGCAAGCTGACGCTGGACAAAGAAACCTACTATATGACGCCGGAGGAAAAGACCGAGTACGCCAAGACCACCGGGCAGACGGCGTATGACCTTGTGGACAGTCTGCGGCAGAATGATATGTTCTTGCAGCTGCCGGATGACCAGCAGGCCGAGCTTGTGCAGGACGCCTACACGGTAGCAAAGACCGCCGGTGGCGTGGCTGCTGTGGGTGACGGCGTAAGTGGCGTGGACAGCAAGGCCTACAAGGCGTATGAGCAAGGCGGCGTGGACGGCGTGACGGATTATCTGCTTGCCAAAAACGCTGTGGATGTTGCAAAGGGCGACGGCGATACAATGAGCGGCGCTGAAAAGTGGAACGCTATTCGCAACACGCTGGACACTGATGCAGCGGCTGAACAGTTCGTACTCCAGCAGGGTGAAAAGAGCGCCGCAAACCGCGTTTACAGCGTGGCAGGGTCAGAGGGTCTTGCTGCGTATATGAACGCTTACAGCGCCGCTTCTGCCGGGCTGGGAGAGGACGAAACGCCGAGCAAGTACGATGTCGGCATCGGTATGATGCGGCAAGGCGTGCGCGGGGATGACCTTGCGAGAGCCTATATTTCCGCTTATCAAAAAACAGACAAGGCCGGAACGGCACTGTATGGACAGTATGGCGCAGATGGCCTTGAGGGCTGGATTATGTATAAGGCGGCCGCATACAACGTTGACAAAAGCGGGAATAACAATGGCAAGATTGACAAGGACGAGGCCATTGCCGCATTGAACGCAATGGATTTGACGGATGAACTGCGGCGGGCATATCTTACCAAAACCAACAAGAGCTGGAAGAATCCGTATTGAGGTGGTGTATGAAATTTGACTTTTGCCAAAACTGCCTGACGGACGAGGAGAAGGCAGTGCTGGCCCTGCGAAGGCGGGGCTGGCGCAATGCGGAGATTGCCGCCGAACTGCATTGCAGCGAACGGACAGTGAACCGCAGGGTGCGGAAGTTGAAAGACAAGGGAATATGACACCGCAGAGGGGGTTATGCCAAATTGGCATAACCCCCTCTTTTTTTGTTGGCGTAAAATTGGCGCAGATACGGCACGTAAATGGCCTACAGGCAGGGCCCGGCGGCGGTACAATAAAGGCAAGAGGTGAGTACGATGTACCAGAACTGGAATACCTTTGGCAATCCGTATGGCGGCACATACCAGCCGCAGCCCTGCACCATAACGAAGGTGAGCGGGGAGAACGGCGCGAGGGCTTTTGGGATGGCACCCAATTCCAGCGTGCTTTTATTGGATGAAACTGCGCCTTTGGTCTGGCTGAAAACCACAGACGGCGCAGGCTACCCGACCCTGACGCCCTACACGATTACACCGTATCAGGCCACGCCGCCGGTTGACGTGAACGCACTGGAACAGCGCATTGCAAGATTGGAGGAGAAGCTCAATGACAAACCCGATTCTACAGGCAATGGGGAAAAGCGCACTGCCAAATGACCCAATGGCAATGATGCAGAAGTTTGCACGGTTCAAACAGCAGATGCAGGGAAAAGACCCGCAGAAAATTGTAGAAGGAATGCTTGCCAGCGGGCAGATGAGCCAACAGCAATTTGAACAGCTGAAAAACATGGCGGAGAGCCTTAGAGGGACACTGTACTGATATAGGCCGGGTATACACGGCTTATAAATATATTTTTACGAAAGGAAATGCACGATGGACAACGGCTATTCTTTGAGCGACCTGCGGGCCGCTACCGGGGACGGCAACAGCTGGGGCAACGGTGCGTTGTGGATTATCATCCTGTTCCTGTTCTGCTTTATGGGCGGGAACGGCTGGAACCGCAACAGCGATTTTGGCCAGTATGCCACAGCGGCCAGCCAGCAGGAGATACTGTTTGGCCAGCAGTTCGGCCAGCTGAATGACAGAGTCACCAATCTTGGTAACGGCATCTGCAATCTTGGCTATCAGATGCAGGGCAATGTTGCGCAGCTTGGCAAGGAAGTCGCAGTTGGTCAGGCCAACTTGCAGCTGCAGGCAAGCAACAACGCGGCCAACCTGAGCCAGCAGCTTGCCACTTACTGCTGCACTACACAGCGGGCTATTGACGGCGTGAATGCAAACATCGACCAGAAGTTTGCAGCGCTGGAAAAGAGCCAGCTTGAGCAGCGCATTGCGCAGTTGGAGCAGGCCAACAATCAGCTGTACATGGCGCAGCAGTTTACCGGTGTGGTACGCTACCCGATGAATTACGCCTACAGCGCAGGCAACAACCCGTTTTGCGGCGGGTTCGGCTGCAACTAATCCGCTATAACAGCGCCAGCCTGCACAGCAAGCGCTGTGCGGGCTTTTTTACTGAAAGGAGTATAAAGTTTATGGCTTGCAATCAAAGGCTTAAAAACAGCCACTACAAGAGCGCACAGAACGCCTACAACAACACCGCGCAGACGATGGCTGCCACTGCCACGCCTGTGAATGTGCTTGGCGTGCTGAACACCGATACCGGGTGTGCGATCAACACAAACGCGGGCGGGTTCCTGATTCAGTGCAGCGGCCTGTACAGAATCAGCTATGATGTGACTTTCACGGCGGGGGCCGCCGGAACGGAAGTGCTGCAGGGCCTGAAGGATTCCGCGCCGCTGCCTTGTATGAGCGCACAGGTTACTACGGCAGCTGACAGCATCTACACGCTGCACGCGGAAACGACCGTGTACATCCCGGTATGCTGCGGCAATATGCCTACCATCAGCGCGGTTATGAGCGGCGTTGCGGGTACGGTGAACCATGTGTGCGCCAGCGTTGTAAAGCTGGCATGAGGTGGCAGTGATGGAGAATATCAAGGCATACAAGGAGAAGCTGGAACACGAGATTGACGAGTTTGCCGAGCACTACCCGGTGAACGAGCGCACAGTTGCCACGCTGACCGCCATGCTGGAATGCTGGGAGCACGTGAAGGCGTGCGCCGAGTGCGGCTGCGGCGGCGAGCTGACGAAGGACGAGGCAATGGCGTGGATGTACAATATGCACAACGAGGACGGCAGCATGGGTGCGCACTGGGATGTGGAGCAAACACGGCCCTATATGGAGCCGCGCGGCATCAGCTGCGAAGTGTGGAAGTGGGCCGCTGTGATGAACATGATGTACAGCGACTACTGCAAGGCGGCACGCAAGAACAGCGTGGACAGGCCGGAGTTTTACGCTGATTTGGCGGCGGCATTTCTGGATGACCGGGACGCGCCGGAGGACAAGGCCGGACGGTACTACCATATGATAGCCAGCAAAATCCACAACTGAATACCAACAGCCCACAGCTTACGAGAAAATTTCGTAAGCTGCGGGCTGTTTTGTCAGGGGAGAATATCGGTTTCCCAGCCGGGCGGAAGTTCAAGCTGGAACAGGCCGGTGCGTTCCTGCGCACGCACCCAGAAATCAGAGCGGTTCAGCTCCTGCGCAACAGCGCGGCGGGACTGGCCGTCAAAGTAAATTTTCGTAAGTACCAGCTTTTGTGCATCGTTCAGTGGCTTCATGGCGGTAACGCGCTTTGCCCTTGCGACTTCCATCGCATCCTTTGCGTAACGGTATCGCAGATAGGCTTTTTCGCGGCGCTCGGCTGTGCTTGCGACCACATCTGATTTGGCGTTGCCGTGCGGCATGCCGTCCAGCGATTTTGAGCGCGGGGCGGCGGCCTCTGAATAAGCCTCTTTAGCGGCAAGGTATTGCTGGCAGTAGCCGGAATATTTTTGCATCCACTGGGTGCGTTGGGAAATTCCGGATGGAATCATTTTGTCACCTTCTCAAACCAATAATCTTGTTTGCACTTACTACATTCTTTCCCGTTAGAAACGCATAAGCGCTTGTAATTTCTATCTACTTTTTTGGGACATATGTTTATTGTGCCGTCTTTTCTTGGCGCGTTTGGGCAGATTTCCAAAAAGGCATCTTGACGATACACCGTTACACGCTTTTCACTGTGCAAGCGTTGTGCGGATTCTTCAAGAAGGTTTACAAGCAAGTCTTTTTCTTCGTGGATTGCTTCGGCCTCGTCCCCATATATCTGGGTTGCCAACAACCGCAGATATACAGCAAGTGCAGCTGTATCTGTGATTTGAATCGCTTTTTTATTAAGATACTGCATACCATAAATAAGCATGGCCGCTCCTTTCTACTTTGTAAACCATGCGTAAATCAGTACGGCGGCAATGAGTAGGACAAGTATGGTCATTCTGGGGCCTCGCTTTCATTATCAATGTGCCGGTTCGTCTTTTGCCACGATGTCAGCAAGCCGGCGCAATGTGTAAGCAAAGGCATCAATGGTTACAACTCTGTTGCGGTGCTCATTTTCAAGAATGTCGGCAAGATGTCGGATTCTTGCCGAAGCGAGCATTTTTGTTTGGCTCTCGTCTTGTACGCCAAGCATCAATTCCTGTTTAGTTGGCATTTCATCAACGGTTAGGACGTGCATCATCTTGCCGGTGGTGTCAATGTAGTTGTTATTTTCGTCTAAGGTTGGTACGTCAGTTTTGCTCATCGTTTGTCTCCTTTGGCGGTTTGGGGAGTGGCATCCAGTGGGTGACGGCATCCAGAGCATAATAATCGCCCGCATTGATAAATTCCTCTGTGTTGGGAAGTCTAAACGCCATTGACATTGAATCAAACGCCGATTCGTATGTAAGAACCATCTCTTTAGCAACTGGTAGTCTGTCTTTAACGCTTATCCATTCACTCATCTGCGCTCACCATCCTTTTGCCGCACTCCGGGCAAAAATTATAAGCAGCGAAAGAAATTGCATTACAGGCTGAACATACAACATTTGTGCTTCCGCCGCTATCGCTTATCCAATGCGCCGTAGGTCGCATAGATTCTGGGTCGATGGTCGGAATTGATTTCAGCCATTTAGCAAAATACCTTAACTTTACAATGTCTTTAGTATATTGAATTGCGTAAGCCGATTCGCCTAATTCATCTGCTTTTCCATGCAACATAATAATGTCTAATTCTATATTCTTTAGAATTGGCGCCGCATCAATCAACCGCATCGGTTCTTTCGGCTGGCTTGCGCCCGGAATCGGGCAGCCTATTGTTGTGCTCATTCTGATACCTCCTCTACATAGGCCATGCTCTGGCGTAGATTGAGCGATTTTGGATTGAGAATGCAAGCCGGGGCGATAACATTGCCGCTGCACACAACCCCGCGGCTGGCAAGAAAACCTCCAATATTCGCAACGCGAACGTAGCCAACGTGGGGCGCGTCGGAATCCTTGCCCCCACAACTCCAAGGTGTGGCTGTCCAAACGTGGGTATTATAGTGCGGGATATAGTCCCTATACTTTCTATATTCGTCACAGGTGAGAATGAATACGGTATCTTCCACGGTACCATAAAACCGGTCACCATTGTCCGCCACTAGGTCAACTTCGTGGGGAATAAGATTATCGGTGCCGATAATCCTAGCCAAACAAAGCACTTGTTTGCGAATCGCGCTGGTACGGTAATTATTCCAATTACCATTTCCGTCAACGTACTGCTCATTCGGGCAGAACTTTGCGTTTTCTATCCACGGCTTTGCCATAATGGCCAACAGGCCACCGTCAGGGTGGTTCGGGTCAAGGCAGACCCACTCGAAGCCTTTTAACATAAAGTGTTCACCGGGGCGCAGGGTTGTAATGTTAGTCATTGTCGGTTACCTCCGTGAGCCAGTAGTCTTTTGCACAGGTTCCACATTTACTTAAATATTCATCGTCTGTGCAGCATTTAGAATCTATATCACACGGACGAATCGCAAGAACTCCGTTACTGTCTAGTTTTGCGTTTGGGAACCGCTTCAAGAACTCGCTCTGGCGGGTCTTGACGGGGTGGCTGTCGCTCCACGCAGACACAGCGTCGTACACATACGCGAAATCAGTCAAACCCTTATAGGTAGCGCAATGGCATTTGTGCAGTGGGCACTTCTCGCAGCCTATTACACGATATGCCTTGCACAGTCTATTTGATTCTTTCTGAAATTCATGTAGCTTCATAAAATCTCCTCCTTGTCATAGCCGAGCGCGACAAACTTTCCGTAAGTCAGTCCCAGCGCTTCGGATTCGTGTACACATTGCTTAATGGATTTTGTGTACGGCAGTAGTGCTTTCTTTCGCTTCTTTCTTGCTTTCTCGCCAGTCATCTGCGGCATACCTTTTGGGCGCCCTTTTGGCTTTAGCGATTTGCGCTTTTCATTGTCCCGCCTGCGGCGTTCCGCTTTCTTTTCCGCTGCGCATTTATCGCAGTAGCGGACGGCAGACGAAACATTGAACAGAAGTTTCCCGCAGCTTTTGCAGGGCTTAGTTGTCATTCCTCGCATTTTTGGTTCCTCAAAATTTGCAGAAGCCGCGCCGATGAACGTCACGGCGGATTTTGTCTCCGCGTGTCAGGAACGGCTCGCGGGAATCCACTTCCTCGCGACGCGCCGCTTTGATTTTGTCGCAGATGGCGCGGTATTCTGCGTATTTCTCGCAGCTGCTGTGACAGTGCTGCGAACGATTTTTACAGTCCTTGCAGGGGCACGTCATCTTGAAGCACCTCGATTATAATTTCTGTGCGTGGGTTGTCCTTATCGTACCGCACCCGGGAGCCGTCCACGTTGTCGATAACCTTGTAGTTATCATCGACAATAATTTTCGCTTTCACAAGAACATCGTGCGCGGATTCTATCAGGTTCGACAGGTCGCAGGCACGGCGGGTCGGCATATAGAATACCGTCATAACGCGGCAGGGCGCGTCTATCGGCGTGCGCGGCTTGGGGTTGAGATACCACATTGCGGCGCCCTCGTATTTCTCATAGGCCGCGCTTGGTTTTATGAACGGTCTGCCTGTGCGGCGGTTGATAAGGATGCGCTGGGAGTTTTTTTTGCTTACTGGCGGCAGGGGGATCGTGTATTGATAGGTCATGTGTTACCCTTTTCCGTCAAAACGGCAAATCACCGTTGTCCTCAATCTCTGCAAAATCGTCCGCGTTTCCGTTGGAGTAGCCGACATTCGGCTCACCCTGTGTGCGGGCGGCGGGGGCAGCAGAATCAGACTTTCCGCAGAAGTTAGCGTTTTGCACAACCACCTCAATCGCGGTGCGGTTCTGGCCGTTCTTGTCCTGATACCGGCGGCTCTGCAAGCGTCCATCAACAGCAATCAAAGCGCCTTTCTGGAAATACTTGCAGATAAACTCGGCGGTCCTTTCCCATGCGGTGCAGGGAATCCAGTCTGTCTGGCTGTTGCCGTTGGCATCTTTGCGGCCTCTATCACAAGCCAACGTGAATGATGCCACGCTCTTGCCAGTAGTGGTCTGGCGCATTTCCGGGTCACGGGCCAATCGGCCCTGCATTGCAATTACATTCAGCATGATTTATTCCTCCAATGCGGTCAAGGCCAGCGTATATTCGCTAGGCGCTGCGCTGCCAAGCTGCCGAACACCTGTTGAAAACCAACCCGGCAGTGGAATGCCAAGCTCGGAGAATCTGTCCCACGCAAGGCGCATACTCCAGTTGATTTCCGGCTTATATGCGGCGTGCTTTGACGCTTCATCCACCACCATTTTCAGCGAAGGTGGAAAGTCGCACTTGCGGGAAAGCTCAACGATGGCGCGTTCGGCGGCATTGTAGGGAACGTCCTGTAGGGATTTCGCCCACGCCGACACCATTGCGGCGGTATCGGTGTTGCGGTTAATATTCGGCCAGTAGGTTGTTGCTACTGCCAAAATTGCTGCTGTCTGCTGCTTGTCCACCGGGTACACCTCCTTTTGCCATTTCCAGAAATTCCTCCTGTGCGGTCTTTCTGCGCGTGGTCTGGCCGCGTGTTTGCTGCACTTTCTGTGCCCGCGCTGATTCTTTCAGCAGGAACGCATCCCGCGTCAGAATGTTATGCTTAGCGCAGTCGTTGAGAATGGCCGCAATGTATTTCCAGCTTGTCTTGTTGTTTAGTCCGGCTTGCCGGATAGCCTCGCAAATAAGGTCAGGTTCTACCACTTGCAGCTGCGCACGGATTTCATCAAACACAGCGCGGTTGATTGCGCCGATGTTCTGCTCATAGCAGGACACGCAGCATTTTAGGTTTTCTGTTTCGGATTCCTCGTGCGCGGTCGTTGTAGTAGTAGTAATAATATTTTCTGTTTTCTGTTTTCTGTTTACTATGTGAGGTTTCTCTGGGTTTTGTTGGGTTTCGTTGGGTTTCTCTGGGTTTTGTTGGGTTTCGTTGGGTTTTTTGGGGCGTCCACCTTTTGAGCCGTTAGACTGTTGTTTTTCGTTGTACGCCTTATCCTTGTCGATTGATTCTTTCAAGACCGGCCAAAGAATCCGTTCGCTCCCGGTGAACTGTGGCTCTGTTCCGTGAAACGCATATTCCTGCGCTCCAAGTATCAGACGCCCTACTTCAACGGCACCGAGTACACCAAAGTATTTTTCAAACTCCGCCCATAATTTGATGTATGCTAACTCAGCCATATTCAGTTGTCCTATTCCTTGTGCTGGTGCATATAAATGAGCTGTGATGCAGCCCCCATATTCTGTACCAGCCAGTCGTTTGCCGCCTCGCGGCTTAAGTGGTATTTCATAACGCGCTTTTCGTACAGATACTCACCGTTTGCCTTTTTTTCCGCAATACGGTCTTGTATCTCATCCTGTGTGTAGTTGGATTCTATCAGATACAAGTCATATCCTTTAGCGGTTATGCCGTTCAAATTTCCGGTATCTGTCGCATAGATTGCTTTTCCTGCCTGTGTGCAGATGTGCCAGCAACAGTTTTTAACATCGTGCGTGGTTTCCTGCGCTTTTATTTTACATAGCCTATAATCGTACCATTTATCTGGCTGTATCACGTCAATCTGCGCATACCTGATACCGCACTCTACAAGAGGAGTGACCAGCCAGGAGCAGCACGCAAAGCGCAGTGTAGGACGTTCTTTTGACAGCTTGCGCAATGTAGAGCGGTTGAAATGGTCGCTGTGTATATGCGTGAGAAGTACAAGCCGCAGGCGCTTAACATCCGAAGCGGCCAGCCGAGAAAAAGGAACGCCGCAATCAATCAGTATTGTGTCTTGAAGAATTACGGCGTTTCCCCGGCTGCCGGTGGAAATAACCCGGCATTCCATATTACAAGGCGTTCAGGTCAATTTTCTGCGGTTCGGACTGTGCGCTGGGCTGTGTCTCTTGCGCAATAGTTTCCGGAAGCGCATCTTGCCGCACAGGCTCTTCCTCCGGAACAAGGTTGCCGGAATCATCAGCCGAAATCGTTTTTCCATCGGCATCAAACCCTGTTGAAAGGTCAATGCTCATAATGCCCCACTTGGAAATGAGCTGGCGCAGCATGGTTTTCTTGGCCATAGCGTCAAAATCCTTGTACCAGAAAGAAGAGTACTTCCACATTTCACTCTGCGGAATCTTTCCGGCAAGGATATTTTCATAAGCCTTGCGGCTGAAAGAAGGGCTGTATCGGTCAGCGTGAGACATCACCTTTTCTTTGCTCCAATACAGTACCTTGCGGAAGTTGTTGAGATACTCAAAACAGGCCATATAGCCGATAGTCGGCAGGGACTCCCACTTGTCATCATCTTCCACGAAGGAAAATCGGGGTTCGCCGGTTTCGCGGTCGCGTCCAAGATACTCTCCCTGCTTAATCACGGTCACATTGATGTTCTTATATTGGCCACTGCGCATAGCCAGCTGTAAATATCCCTTGTAGCCCAAAACAAACTGGGCATCCGAACAGCCCTTCTTGCTGTTTTTAAATGGAACAAGGTAATACTGGCCCAGCTGCGGGGATGGGCTGAGGTTGAGGCTTTCGCCCAGAAGTGCGCCGGAAATAACCGTGTTGCGGTCGCAGGACTGCAGGGCAGGATTGACAGAAACAGCGCTTACGATACTGGCCGTGAAGCGGCGGGAACGCTCCGGGTCTCCCAGTGCGTTATAAATAAGACGCTGCATAGACGGCGTGTTCACCGCAACGGAAAACGGCATACTCTGTGCCGTCAGGGACTGGTTAGATTGATTCATAAGTAAGTTCCTCCTTCTCCATATACTGTTTCAAGGCTTTCAGCTGGTAGATAGTGCCACGCACTAAGAAACGACATTCAAATACTTGTTCGGATTCTGCGCTCACAGGCTCGCTCAATGCGGTGGGTTCCGGCTCTTCAATGGGGGCCGGTGCGGAAAGCTCCTCGACCGGCGGCTGTACGGTCTCGCGCTGCATTTCAATGGCTTGCTCAACCTTCTGCTCAGCGGCTTTCTGCTCTGCAATTCGTGCGCGGCGTTCCTCCTCCGCGCGGCGCTGGCGCTCAATCTGTTCATGCCGTGCGCGGACGGTGCTAAGAGCAAGCGCCATATTCAGCGACTTCTGGTATTCAACCAGAAGCTCGGCAGCATCGGCGTTCTGGGAAAGCTCGGCAGCATCTGCAGCAATCTGCAAAACGGTGGCCGTCATAGCAGTCTTGACGCCGCTGACGGTAGTGGATAAGCCGACTTTCAGGTTGAGCTGCTCATACTTAAGCCAATCGAGATTGTTGGCCTTGCAAAGCTCTGCAAAATAGTCTTTGATTTCAGCTGTCTTTTTCTCAACAATGCCGCGTTCCAGCTCCTTAATCTGGCCGTCCAGTGCAGCATCTGCCTTCTTATACGGCTCCGAGACGTATTCCTTATAGAGCGTCTCGAAATGCTCATAGGGAGCCATAATATCGGCCTTTACGCGTTTTCGCTGTGTTTCCATAGCGTCAAATTCTTTGCGCAGCTCAGTATGCATTTTCTTGGCGTCGGCGCGGGTCTCCTCCGTGACGGCCATCTGCGCAACCTGATTTGTCCTGGCTTCAATTTTTTCCTTGACAAGCTGCAAATGCTCCTCAATGATGGGAAGCTGGCGCAGCGTGATTACCTGCAAGCTCTGTTCCATTCGTTTACCTCCATATGTTTAGTTTTGATATATTCCGATTCCGGGATTTCGTGGTCGGGGATTTCCGGGCTCGATTCGTCAGGAGTTACAAGGTGGATGCGGTAGCACTCTGCGGGGGCGGGAACGTCAGAATAGTGCCGCTGCGGCAGATAGGACACCATCGGGATACCGTCCACAGAAATTTCAATCCGAAGGTCGTCCGTGACCGCGTACCGGGTCAGCTTGCCGCGCTGGATGAAGATGTAGGATTTATCCTTCAGCAGCTTTACAGCTTCGTTGAAATCGAGCGTGTCGCTGAAAAAAACGCCGTTCTCATTGACATAGCCAAACCAGCGCTCTGCCCCTTTCAGCATGGAGCAAGCGTTAAGCAGCTTGCAAACATCAGAAAATTTCATTATTTTTCCTCCTGCTCTTCCTGCCATTCCCATGCGTTGACCTCTACAATGCAGTTGTCGCAGCCGAGAATCTCATTGCCTTGACGGTACAGGGTTTCACATTCCTCGCCGCATACCGGGTAGATGGGGCGATCGTCATCTGCGGGCGGGTAGTGGTTAAAGCGTGCCACCCATTTATTCATCGTCTGACGCCTCCACAAATTCACCGTTTTCAAGGCGATAGAATGTATCCGATTTGACAGTTTCTCCATCCACGCGGCGGCACTGAACGTCTGTGCGACGCCATTCATCATTTACTTCTTCCCACTCGGCAAGGACAAGCCAGCAGCCAAGTGCGCCTTTTGCTTTTCCTTCAATTCCAAGAGACGATGCAACACCCCATTTGCCAGTGTTGGTGGCTGCCGAGCGGTAGCCAGTGTTTGTGGCTGCCGAGCCGTCGCCGGTGTTGGTGGCTGCCGAGAAGTCGCCAGTGTTGGTGGCTGCCGAGTCGTAGCCGGTGTTGGTGGCTGCCGAGCCGTAGCCGGTGTTGGTGGCTGCCGAGAAGTCGCCGGTGTTGGTGGCT